ATCCGATTCAAAGAATACTTCATCATTACCTCCTCCCGTAGCTCCAGCACCGCCTCCTACAGCAGTGAACTCAGATCCGTTATATATTTCAGCAGAAGTAGTTGTACTGTTAAATCTAAAGTCTCCTGTTGAAGGAGAACCAGGTCTTTGTGCGGTAGTTCCAACAGGTATCTGTAAAGCTGTTGTGTAGTTATGTATAACATCTCCAGTAAATGTTGCTCCTGATAATGCTGCGTGACCAAAGTTTGCTTCGTTTATCTTTCCGAGAACAACATAAGTTGCCGTATCTCCCGAAACTGCTGTTGCTATTTTTAATTCGTTAGTAGAAGTATTTATATGAGGTTGAAACTGAGCTATATTTGCTGCTCCTGATGGATCGCTACTTCCAGAACTTATTGTTCTTAATGCTTGAAATATTTCATTTAACTTTGCACGAACCGCAGCACCTGTTCCATTGGCGGTTTGATAATTATTACCTGTTTCGCTGGTAGTAGAGCCTGGTCTAGCCATTTATAAAACAAATATTGATTTCATTCTAACTTGCTTTACCAAATCCGACAGCTTGATATGTAAAATTCCTATCAACTGAATTATTTGATGAATTTTTGAAATGCACACTAAATCCCGTTCCAGTGACATTAGTAACCTCGAAGAAATCTCCTGATGCCATATTATAAGCTGTAATACCAACAGAAGGCAAACTACTATTCGCACCACCAAGCCCTGAAGTCCCTGTAAAGAAAGCGTGTTGGAACGTAACTGCCTTTGCTCCTGCTCCACTTGCTATGGTGGCAGCACTTTGCTCAGTTCTTCTTTGCATGGAAGCTGTATAACCTAACTCAAATACTCGAATATCCTGTGCTGGATCATCACTTGTTAAATTCACTTTAAATTGAAAACCTCTTCCTTTATAAGTTCCATTAGCAAAGGTCTGAAATCCACTATAAGTAGGAGATCCAGTATTAGGATTATCTTGAGTAACTCGAACTAACATTTCTGCGTTCACTTCTGTTGCGGTTAATCCTTCAAAATCACTTCTAGCATCAAAATCTGGAATGGAATCAATAAGATCACTTGGATAAAATGCTTCTGTTAAAAAGTGACGTTTGAGATCAAGACTGAATACATCTCCTAAGTCCAAAGTTGTACCTCCAGCCGTTCCACCAAACTCATAAGTACCTAATGGTGCGATACCTCCTACATCATCAAGAGATGAAACTAAATCAAAATCGGTAATACTATCAAACTGTCCTATACCAGTTAAGTTTAGAGAGTTTGTTGTAGCATCAAAAGCAACATTAGTTTTTGTTCCTTGAAACTTAGGTACATCTTGGTCTTCTCTTCTTGTTTGTAGAATTTTTGCATCAATATTATCTGGTAATTCTAAAATTACACTTGTTTCACCAGCACTAAATCTACCTCCATCATCTTGAAATTTTAAAATATATTCTCCTTCAAGATACGGAACTTCTGCTTGTGTTGTATTACCAGCTAATGCTTCGATCAAATCAGTAGCGTTAGAAAAAGATCCCGTTCCATCAACTTTTGAAGAATGTCTTACATAAACACGACCACCATGAGTAACATCTAAATCTGTTGCTAAATTCCAACGTAATCTTACTAATTTTTCATTTATAGGTTCGGCAGTAAGACCTGATACATCAGTAGGAACAGCAGTTTTACCAATAGTTGTAAAAGTTTCACTAACATCTGTAGCACTAGGTTCTAATGCTGCATTTAAACTACGAACAGATATTTCATAAGATCCTACCTGTGAATTAATAATTTCAAAGTCAGGACTACTAGTTGTAACGGAAATAATATTATTATCTTTAAATCTATAATTAACTAAATAGCTTGAAACACCAGTTACAGGTTGCCATCTAACAATTAATTTAGATACAGGTTGATTATTAATAAGAACTATAGTTTCATTAGCTGACAAACCACTAGGAGGCGGTTTAAGAAGATTTAAAGTTGTTATCTGTTGTACTGGAATTGGTTGATTATCTTCGATAAACGCATATTTCTCATTTACATAGGCTAATGCGGTTATTTTATAATTAATGCCATCAAATTCTTCAACAGACATAACTCTGAATGATTGAGCAGAGACAGTATCATTTTCAAGTAACCAAACACTATTAGAATTTGGTGTCTGACTTAAAGCACTAGCTAAAGTAATTACTTTTCCTGATATTGCAGTTATATTTTTAGTCTCAACTGTCCCATTTGGTAATATTACACTTAATTTAGGATTATTTTCATCAGATAAATCAGTTACATCTGAATCATCTACAGTTATTTGAGTTGTTGTAGCACTGTTTATTCTTCCTCCTCTTCTTACACCTGATCTTGCTGGATCGGCAACACTAATAATAGTTCCAGGTCTGACAACTACTCCTGATTCCATTGAAGCAGAGAAATTAACTACTTCTGTTTCTCTTTGTTCTGTAAATAATATTGCTTTTGCAAATCTTCTAGCTTGTCCTCTACTTGTACAACCTAATGCTTTAACTCTTTTTAAATTATGTCCATATTTATTTTTATAAGCTGCTTCTGCCTCGACTTCTTCAAAATCTAAATCTCTAGTTTCCATGTTGAAAAAAGAAACTGCAACAACTGTAGCTCTAGTTTTTAAACTGCTTCCCGTATAACTAAACCCTTCTTGTCCGACATTAGCCAAAGTGAATAAATAGCTTGGATCTTTTGGACTATCTTGAGTAAGAAGCAATGCTCCTTCAGACCAAATGGGCATACATCTCATTATTCCTGATAAAGTTCTTATGACATCAAATGCTTCAACACTTGTCTGAATATTTATGTTGCAGGCGAATCTAGCTTCTTGTCCACCGAATCCATCATTAACAAGTTCATTTGAAAATTTACTTGCAGTTACAAAAGAAAATAAATCTAAATTACTATCAACAATATGATTACCTAATCCATATCTAGTATTAGTCAATAAATCAAGAAGTATTAAAGCAGGGCACGTTGTCCATTGGGCAGCACCCATTACACCATTAAAAATGTAACCAGCAGGATAAACAACTCTTCCAGTTTGTAAATCTACAGTTGGAGTGCCTGATGAGTTAGCTCCTGCACCTGGAATCCTTACTTTTACTCCTCTAATTTTAAATTTTCTATCAGGAATCCTACTAAAAAATTCTGAATCTAAACGTAATCTTGTATAAGCACAATCAGGATATGTACTTGAATCATCTTCTAACTCCGAAAAAGATTGCCAAATTAAATCTCGTGATATTTTATCTGTGCTATTTGCAGATGTTTTTACAAGACGAACATCAACAGGATGAGCACCAGTAAGAGCAATTCTATATTCTCTGTTATAAGCATCTGCTGTTCTTCCTCTTATAGTATCAGAAAGAACTGTAGTAAAACCACCGCCATTATATTGAATTTGAATATTAAAAGTAATTGTAGAACCTACAATATCTCCATCATCTTGAATTTCTTGTAAAAGAGGTGCAGTAACAGTAATTTTTACTGCATCTAAATCACTATTGTTAGTAAGTTGTCTAGTTACAGGAACACCATTTGAAACTTCTAGTCCAACATTAAAAACAGAAGAACTTCCCGAAACTTTTGACATTTTAGTTTGAGAATCAGTTCCAAAACGTACGTCAAAATCTACATTTTGATGATTAAATTCAGCATTTTGTGGGTTAGTTGAATCAGCAGTAGCAGATAAAACAGGAGTATCATCTAAAAAAATATCTTTCTTTGCAGCATTAAAGTATGCAGTAGTTCCTTTGGTTCTACCTTCTTTTGAGGGACTTGAAAAACCTTCAATCTCACCTTCCGAGATAAGATCAAGTAAAGTAGCAAACTGCTTACTATGTAGATTATCTGGAGTAATATTAGGAGTACCACCTCCACCTCCTTTGCTACTTCTGCCACCACCAGCACCAGCAATATTTGGCCCTAATCCTGCATTATGAACACGAATAGTATTTGCAATAAAAGTATGATGTCCTTCAACAGTTAAGTTGTAAACAGTATGCGTTCCAATAGATTCACGTTCAATAATTGGTCTTAAATGACCAAACTCATCGACTAAACAATCGTCAGTTCCTAAAGTATCTATACCGACAAACGCATTGAATTGATTTAATACCCAATGATTCGGAGTCGCTTCTAAAGTTTTACCGCCCCATATTGTGTACTTAACAACTGGTTCGTTTTCATGCTCATGTACTTTTAAAACTTTGGCATGGTAAATAGTACCTTTATCATCGAAACTGCAAACAATATCACCAATACTAATTTCTTTTATTAATTTTATACCACCTGGAATAGACACAGGAGTATTACCAGTAAAACAACCGCCACTTCCTGATATTTGAATATATTTATTATTAGTCATACTTGTACCGCTTCTGTATCCACATCACCACTTATGACAACTGATCCTGTAAATATTTCACCATAAACAATAGGGATTGGAGTACCAGCCCTTGCTGTATTTTGTGTACCAGAAAAATTAAATGAAATTTGTGGATTATCTTCAAATGTAGGCTGTTGAGTCGGAAATAACATTTCACCAACACCCGAAATAACCATACCAGCACCAATAGCACTTAAACCTGTACCAATAGCTGTACCAAGCCCTGCACCAGCAGTAGCACCAAGAAAACTTGTAGTACCAAATAATCCTGCACCTGGGAAAAAGAATGATGCACCAATTAGAAGTGCTCCCGTAAGAAAACGACCAAAGCCACCCCCTGCTCCTGAGATTACTGGAACGATATGAATATCTTGCTGTCCTATTGGATAATTTATTTCATCTTTATTTATTTCATAATTACCAATCTTTACCTGATAAAGTTTGGGGTTCATATATGCTTCAACTTCTGGAAAATTATTTACTAAAAAACTAATAGCTTGAGGTAAATTATGCACTTTTACTTCAAACTCTTTATGGCCTACAAATTTAGCCAATTCTCCATATAGCTTTAATTTACGCAACATAACGATACCGCCCTCCTGTACATTTTAACAACCAAGGTGAGTATGGCTCTCTACAAGATAGTCTATCTGCTAAATGATGTAAAACATCCCCATCTAAAAAAATAGCCACATGATTTAATCCGTTTCCCATTATTGACATAAATAACAAATCACCATTTTTAAGTTTCTCATTTGGTTCTAATTGTTTAAATTTAGTAGCTTCTGCACACCTTTCAAACATAGGATTCTTTAAAAAATCTTCGGGATTTTTAGGTCTTTCCCAATCTCTAAGTTGAATTTTTTTTTCTTCTTTATACCAATCAACAACTAATGACCAACAATCTGTTATACCCCATACCCACTCTCTTCCTAATAATGGAGCTTTATAACCACTCGGCTCACAATAACCCCATTGTTCTGTTTTTGGATTAACAATATGCCAAGGTAAATTAGAGTTTTCACAGCTAATCAAATCTGCTTGACTAGGAGTTGGGGGAGTAACTGGATGACTATGAACAATTCCTGTAATCTCACCAATAGAATCAGCTTTTACATAATCAACTGGATCAAGAATAAAACAATGATATGAAGTCATGGACAAGTTATTACACGGATAATATCTTTCTTTACCTTTTACATTTAGCAAAAGACCAACAGATTCTTTCGGATCTTCAACTTTTGCATGACTAAGAGCAGCTTCTTTCCAATCACTCATGGCATGAATGTACCGATAGAAGGAAATAGTTGTTTAGTGCAAACTCTTAAAGGGATTCTTATATTTGCTAGATCAAAAGAAGCAGCTAATTCAAATTGAACTACAGATCTACTTTCTGCTGATTTTCTATCAATTTTATAAATTTCTTGAGGATATTCTGCTGTAGGATCTGGTGTTCCATAGGGATTTGATTGACTCGTAGAAGTTACGCTTGTTTCTTGCTGGATCGTGTTTGGGTTGTTCATTGTGATCGTATTACCCATGCCATTTCCGTGAACTGTACAGTAATATCTCAAATCATTTGGTGCAGTTGGATATGCTGGCTGATAAGTTACTGTCGCATCTGTTCCAAGTGTTCCAGCATTAGTTGTTGTCTGCTGTCCTCCAGTATCAGATTTTATTCGCAAAGGATGTCCAACATTAGAACTATGAGATTGATTGAAAATATAAGTTGACCCACGTTTCATGGTAATAACTGGTTTTTGAACTCCATTGATTGCAAAAACATTTGCACCGCCAGAATCTTGAACTACTGTGACAGTATATGTAACAGTTTCTACGTCAGAAGGATCAGCAATAGTGGAAGTGGTTGTTGTTGTTGAAGCTACAGGAGCGAAGTTCGCAGCATCTAAAAATCTAGCTAAAGTAGTTCTTCTTTTTACTATCGCACCAGTAAGATCATTTCCTGGAGTTACTTGATTTACGTTAAGTAAAATTGCAGTAATTACATTAGTAACATTACTAATTGTCAATGTAGGTCTAGGTAATTGACCATTTGCATATTTAAAACCTTCAGCTTCCATTGGTATTGCAATATAAGTATTGCCATCCCAAATAATATTTCCATTATTTATTTCATTTGTGCCAGCATGAAACCTATATGTAGTAGCAGATCCATGTAAAGCTGCATCTGTTGTCAGTTCAAACAATTCTATAAGTGACC